CCCTGTTCATCACCTTGGTTATGGTGTATATTTTACGACCAGCCAGAGCGTAGCCAAGATGTTTAATGAGAATTCCACCAAAGGGATGAAGACTTACTATCTCAATGTGTCTAACTGCGAAACTATTAACTTCGCCGTCCCTCACACCATGATGAATTGGTGGATTAAGAATGGCTATGACCCTGAGTTAGCTAAGAAAGACCGGGTAGCTGCAACTAAGAAAATGACTGAGCATTTAAAGTCTCAGTGGGATGCGGTATGGTTCAGGGGTCAGGGACTTCGTAAGTTTCTCGATGGCGACCAAATTTGTGTGTATGACCCGAGTCGAGTCTACGAGATTGACCCCACACTTTCCAAGCCCGGAGACATCGGCTCCAAGGTTCGTCGGAAATCTGATGGAATGAAGGGTGTTATCCGCAGGGTTCGAAACCTTGAGCCTGAACAATCGCGACTCTACCATGGCGGAACGAAACGACTCCTCGAAGTCAAATGGCAGAAGGGGTTGGATTACAACGTTAAAGATTCGGATGTGGACTTCCTAGAATCCCGCGTCCCATACAAGACGGCATCAGGTGGTCTCGTTGCGAAGCTTACCGCTTTCCGCCCTCAGCTTGCCGCCATTGCTCAAAGGATATATGACGAATGGGATGCATCCGATGAGGACTACGGAGATGCTGAGGTTGGCTTCGGTGGCATCTGTCATCTCATTGCGGATGGATGGCAAGACCTACTAATCAACCAAGGATACGCCGCCACCACGTGGACACACTCTGATGTACAACATGTCAGCCTCATGGTGTGGGAATACGAGAACGAAGATGAGAATGGTCAGTCCGAAGTTGTAGATGTGGATTTGAATCCTTACACATATGAGACTGGCGGGGGCTTCGAGTGGAAGAAGATACCAAATGTAACTATCGACCCAAGTGACATCACGTTTTATCGGCAGTTTATGAGCCCGGAGAATCTCGAAGCCTTACAAGAAGGGTATTAGACATGATGGGTATAGGCTGGAGTGTAGCTGTCTTCGTTTGGTTGATGGGCATGTGGCAAACCTACCGCGTCAATCAGGCCATCATTGAAATCGAGTATCGCGAAACCATGAACAACGACCGAACATTTTTCGTCATGGTCTGCCTCTATTCCATGTTGACCATCGTGCTCTGGCCGGTTGTGCAGTTGTTCTCCATGCAGCACGCCTTCTCTCACAGTGGCGAGGGTGAAGAAGAATAGTTGACAAAGTTTTTCGAATACGGGTATTATTTGTACATGGTTGTTTGTCCCGCAAGGGACTGAAGACGTTCTAAACGACATTCGGACGTGGGTCCGACTCCCACCACATCCACCAAGTTTGGTTTCATTGTTTCACCTTGGGTGTGTCACGGTTTCGACGGGTGTTCAGGCGGAAGCGGTCTACAACTCGTTTTAGTATACCTGTTCGTTCTCCGGGGAGCCGGAGAGGGTCAGCGATTCCACGCAATACGGTGGATGGCATGGCCTATACGGGAATGCAACAAAAATAAATGCGGAAACTCCTGCATACGCAATGGCTGCTTAATAACCAGCCCTGCCAAGGTTGACAGTTACCTTGTTCCCAGTCCTGTCTAGGGTGAGGCCGCGAAAGCGGCCTCTGCCGATTAGGAGTCTATGTCTCGCAGAACTCACACAACCAGAACCCGTCTTAATAATTCACACTACCCTTCATTTCAAGTGCATTGGATTGAGGATGAGGACTATGGTGGCTGGACCGGCGTGGCTCAAATCTGGAGTGATGGCAATACTAAAGATGGCGGTGAGCACAAGATCTTCGTAAGCTTTTTTTCGATATCGGAGACTGCGTGTCTTTTCTCCACAATGGAGAGAGTCTCCAAGGTAGTGACACCGAGGTGAAACTGACATGCCGACACGCTATATCAAACCCGAGGGCGACCGTAAGCTTGAGTTCTGGAAGACATATCGCGGCGGTCAGCACAGCGAGTTTGTAAATGTTCCGGCAGATTGGGACGAGAGCGATATTCAGGAAGAACTCGAAGACTGGTGCCGGTTCGAACTTCACAACAGTGAGTTCATGCGGTACGGCTGGAACGACGAAAAAGATTTTGGTAGTAGGAGCTAGAATGAAAATTGAAATCGAACTTGACTTTAACGACCTCATGTTGTTGGGTGCAAATGGAACCATTCAAAAAGGAGATTCGACGGTGACTATCAACCGTCCTGTTCTCCCTGAAATTGAAGGGGGTAAGGTTATTTTCAGACTTGATAACACCGACCCCCGGTCTTCCGAATTCCGCTAGGCTGCATACTGCAACGCTGTCTCAACTATCTCTCGGTTGCACTCTAACCAACCCACGAGTGTGTTGCAGCGGCTGCAAAGCAAGCCCCTCGCACACTCACCACATGACCCCTCTCCTGCACAGCATCTATGGTCGTGGTCTAAGCACAACACCCGGCCCTCTTCGGGCGGTGTGTGGCAGATGGCACACCCTCCGTTTTGCTTTTGCAGTGTGGTTGTGTACCATTCGTACGGAAGGTGGTGCGACCTTTCAAAGTTCTGTTCTCGGCAGCATTGCCTACATGAGCCGCGCTTCCCGGTGTGGAACGCCGATTGTGGAAGAAATGATTTATGCCTCGCACACCAGCGGTTGCCTTTGTTACTTTCACAATCTTCAGCCGACACTCCGTGTTTTGCCAATTTACTCAGTCGAAGTTTAAGTTTGTGGTTTTCGGATTTACTTACTAGAGGCCCTCCGCGCCCTCTGACGATGTTGGAAGTATCAAGACCCAACTCTTCTATGGTTTTCCAGAATGTGCGGTGGTTCCCGGTACCATTGGTTAGTCCAAATTTATGAAGAATTTGACAAACATGAGTGGACTCGGTAATAATCGTTTGTAGTTCAACTGGAGTTACAGATTTCAAAGTAGCATATTTTTGCACGGTAGCCTCAAGGAGGGGCTAAATGTATGACCTAGCTGAATGACCCCTACATCTATGTATTTGTTAGACAAGATTTTCCCAAAGATAATCTTGCCCAACAGATAGTCCAATCCAACCACGCCACTTTCGAGATGGCAAAACGACTCACCGACTACAATGAAACACCTTCGGTTGTCCTCATCGGTATCCCCGACAAGTCATCCCTTGAAGCCGTAGCCGCTAGGCTCACGCGCTATGGTATCGCATTCGAGGCTTTCTACGAGCCCGATTACGACCTTGGCCTCACCGCTATCGCCACATACCCCATCACTAATAAGAAGCAGCGTCGTGCTCTTGGTACGTACAAGCTTTGGTCTCCACAGGAATCAACTCTCCTGTTACAGGAGGCGGCATAATGGCTATTCAATGCTCCATCAAAGGGTGCCCTAACGATAAGGCTTGGGCGATTGTCAGCGACAAAGCTGTCCATCGCATTACCTTCAGCAAGGCGCTTGCCGACCACGCTGTGAAGCTTTCCAGCCTTCCCTATCATGTGGAGCGTGTCTCCATCAGGGAAGGCAGCAAGGAGCTTCAGAAGGGTGAGGTCTCATCCACCGGGCTCTATGCCATCATCGACCGCAGGAAGGGCAAGATACTCCGCGTGGCTCTCCATCAGACTATCGCTGAGATTCTCGCCGCCGACTACAAGAACCGTAAAGTCACGGAAGCTTTCATCATCCGTGAAAGAGAGGAGGTTGCCTGTGCAGCCTAACGAAGTTGTACGCCTTATTGAACCATCAGAGCCCCTCGTAGCCACCGACGAGGATATGGCGAGAAACACTCGTCTTATGGATATAGCCAAAGAAGGCTATGTCATTATCATCAAGAAGCCGAACGACGACAAGCTTTACGGGCCGGTCGAGAACTCATTCAGTCTTGGTGTGGAACCAAACCGTACGTTTCTCTACTGGTCGAGCGTCCGCTGGAACCTTGACGCTTGGACTTGGGCTAACCGGGACTTCGAGAAGGGTAAGCAGAACAACCCCGACTGGGAGTACACCATTTACAAGGCCATGGACGAGAACCTTCCGGTGGTCATCAACTGGAATGTGTGGCTCGATGCCCACATGCCTTCCGACAAGACGTTGAGTGGGGTTAAAAGCACCTACGATTCACGTAATCTCAAGTTCACGTTGAAGGGTGAAGCAGCGGACAAGCAGAAGTTAGCACATGCTCAGTCCATGAGAGTCACGACGTATCCACTGGTCTAAGGAGTTAATGACATGAGTACACAAGTTGAACTTCTTGTTCGTACAGACGCTCTTCGTAAAATTCTTGAAGAAGAGCCCGAGGTCAAACTTAAGCTTCAGAACATGGCTATCGAAAAGATTGCCGAGGAGCTTAAGCGTAAAGCCCAAACCATCTCTCTTGCTCAGTTTGAGTTGGAGATGCAGTCCACCATTCGGAAGTCCATCGCCGAATTCAACAAGAGCATCACCAGCACGTACAAGTTCCCTCCCGAGGCCAAGGCTATCATTGAGTCCCTCGTCAAGGAAGCTGTACAGACGTACTTCAAGGCCGAAGTCACCCGGTGGGAGAAGGCCGTCAATGAGTTCTTCGCCGCCAAGCAAGCCGAATCCGACCGGCTTACCGAGGCGAAGGTATTTGAGGCCATCGAAAAGATGCGTCCCGCCATCAAACAACAGGCTCGTGAGGAGTTCATCGCTACTCTCGAAGCCGTGAAGGGTAAGGCATGAAGAGCAAGGAACTTATAAGGTTGTTACAAGAAGAAGACCCCAGTGGGGAGGTTGAAGTCAGCGTGGGCAACCGTGACATTTTCAGCCTCCACACGGAGCCAAGTTATTGGGATGGTCGAGCCCAATTACTTATCAGAGACTACAGTAAAGACCCGTATTACAACGTAGTGGGAGCCAAGTATACGTCAAGGGGCAGCAAGGTAGTCATCACCGCCATGGGTGTAACTGATGCCATCTTGAACAATCCCGATTTGCCGGTGGACTACTCTGAGGTTGGTAACGAGGACACGGCAAAGCGATACCGTGAAACCGACGACAAAACCCGCGAGGAAATACGCAACATTGAACTCAAGGTGGAGATGGAAGCATTTCACAACTGGGTCAAGAAAAAAATGGATGAGATTCGTCCCGGAGAAGACTGTCGTTTTGAAGCAGACCAGTTTTATCGGCACGCCCCACTAAGCCCGAAAGACCCGGTGAAGGACTTGCCGCCGAAGAAGGGAAGCGACGGATACATGTGGCGTCCAAGCTGGAATGAATGCCGCGAGGCCATGTGGGAGGACACGATTGAAGTGTACTGGGGGCTTGGCGTTGGCATCCGGAAGAAAGTCGAGGGGCAGACGACCGAAGTCTGACGCAGGGGGCTGCGTCAAATCTGCCCCCGTCCCTGCTGTGATACGGTGAAAGGATAGAAGCCCGTATCCAGCATCATTCAAACTGTAGCACAACGAAGAAGGAGTTACAAACATGACGTAGGATATGGAAAACAGCAAAATCCTCGCCGAGGCGGTTCTCAAAGCATTCGTACAACACGACAAAGGGAAACACACCTGTTGCCGCTTTTGTAAGGTGTGGTTGCACTGGGAAGACCATGACAGTGAATGCCCTGTGCTACTCGCTCAAAGCGTCAGCAGGAGCTAAATGGTTGTTCAGGTAGACCTGATACCAGTCTGTGGATATTTCCCGCTGTGCCTCTTGTAGAGTCATGGTGTGGGTGACACATACCTGATGGTGTAGCCAGTTCTCCACAGCGTCCTTCGCGTGGGCTCCGGGCACGCCATCAGCCGGATTGTACGGCTGGATGAACAGGTTTTTAATGTCGTCGGCACCACCTAGTTCAAGAGAATCGATATGGTCAACCTCGCAGGATTCAATTCGCTGCTGGCCGGATGCGGTGGTGCGGCTGGTTGGAGCACAGATACCCTCGTGTGGAGCCACCCCATAGGCACGGTACACTTCCATCTTCATCGCTTCGGTGGTGTGCCTGAACTCTTTGGTGCTGGTGCTGCATACTTCATCCGCAGTGACGCCGGGGCGGAGCATACCGGGAGAGATGTTAGGATTGGGTAGGAGTACCTGTCCATGATGGTAGAACCTACCCGGACCGGGGCCGACATCGTTTATTGTCAGCCTTTGACGTTTTTCAGTCGGGGCGGTTTGAAAGTGCATTTTAAGCAGAGGGTGAAAGAGAAACCAAAGGGTTATCAGAGTTAAGGCTGTGGTGATTAACCATAATTTTAATAGAACCCATAATCTCTTCATGGGTAAAGTATACAGTATTAGGTGAGCATGAACAAAACTTTCATCTCGAAGACTACCCGGCTGTTAACTCAGGTAAAGGAAGCCCACAAGCGGTGGAATAGTCTGGATGTGCGATTAGCCAAGTTGAAGAGGGAGTGTAACCACCGCAACCCGGAGGGGGTACTATGGGTGAAAACCAAGCGGCAAGCAAAGCAGGGGTCTCTCCCGGCACGTACTTACAAGGTTTGTGCAATTTGTGGCGAAGACGTGTTTAACGATTGCTACGGTCGTCCGGTGTCGGTCTGGAACCACCTTGACATCCCGGACTGGCGTAAACAAGAGATAACCAAACTTGTGCTGGAATACAAAAGGTTGACGCCAAAAACCCGCTGCATTCCAATCCCACCAAAAATTAGTAGCCAAAACTGAGGCTGAGTATGTACTATGTACTAAGTGCCCCCGTAGCTCAACTGGTTAGAGTGACGGTCTCTAAAACCGGAGGTTGTGGGTTCGAGTCCCTCCGGGGGCACCAAAGGTGTGAGGGTGGTGATGGTCACGATGAACGAAGACAAAGGGCACTGTAACCATGAGTGAAGTGAAGCGGGAATTTCAAATCGTGATGTATGGCAACCGTGATTGGCAACGGGTGCTTGTCCTCCTCACGGAGGGGGAACTCATCGACTTTCAGCGTCTTCTGTCCAAGCTGGTAGATGATGGCACTATCACCGGCTACAATACCTTTCGTCCCGATGTACCTGCTCAAGGGTATAAAAAGGCTGTGGAGACACTCATCAAGGTTCTTGGTGAGCATAATAGCCCTGATTGGTTGAATGCGGATTTCACTATCCCGCTCGATGTAGAGGAAGGACTGCAATGGAAACCGCTAAATCTATAGGATGGGGAGGTGTGCATCACCCCCTCCCGGTGTTTGGAACTCCGGCTGAAATTGTACAGAGAGTCACCGAACATCTAGCTAGGGCAGGTTCATGCCGTGCATGGTTTGGAAACGACCACGATACGATTGTAGGTGCCAGAATTAACGCTGGTGGCCGACTGGAAATTGAATTGGTGTATGGGTATTGGGTGGAAGCACCTAATCCTCGAATTGAGTTGCTCTGACATGCCAACGATTCAGATAAACGCCGACGAAGTAAAACGCATTAAGTAATGCGCCCGTAGCTCAGTTGGCTAGAGCGGGGGTCTCTAAAGCCCTGTCAGCGTGGGTTCAAGTCCCACCGGGCGCACCATTAAGCGTCGTATTGTGATACACTGTTCATGGCTTCTCTAAGAAGGTAAGGTTATGAATGAGAAAGTAATTCAAATGCTTTCCGATAGAGAACGGGCGGCAAACGAACTGGAGACGCTTTACTGTCCTGTTTGTTTTAAGCCCATGTCACTACATCCGCCACAACAGGCTTTCCGCTGCTTGCATAGCTTGGCGGCGAAAGAGAAACGTAAATTTGAGGAGTCTTTAATCAAATGAATCGCAGAGGGTTTCTTGCACTGACCGGCATGGCCGCACTAAGTACGGCTGTAGTCCTTCAGCCTGTTTCAGTCGCACCCAGCTTGCTATCAGTGCTGTAACCCAAAGACTGGCAAAACACCTATGCATTTGAAGAACCGGGCTGAGTGGGAAGAGCACTACCTTGCTCATCATCTCGCCGAGGACGAACCGGAACTTTATATGCTGTGGAAAAATAATTGAAAGTTTGTGTTTGAAAATCAACTTTCAATGGTATTATGTAGACAGTGGTGGTTAAACACCGCTGAGACCGGGGAGGTAGAGTAAAATCTACGTTCCCGACCATGCCGGGTTAGTGGGCAACTATTATCCCGGCTCCATCGGGGGGTTTGGTGAAATATCTGGGCTCCCCGACCAAAAAGGCTAATCCCTAAGACTCGAAGTACCAGAAGTGGGAAACAGGGTTTATAAAGAGCAGGTTTACCTCCGGCCTAAGCATTAAGTTTCTTGAACATGTAACAAAGAAGGAAATCGTACATGCGTCTGACGAGCCAAACACGAATTACTACCACAACGCAAACCAGCGGTGGCGGTATCGTAGTGTCTGGCACGGAATTCGACTAAAACAAGAGTCAAATCCAACTAGACGCAAACGAGCCGCCCAACACCGGGGCGGCTTTAGTGTTTTTGGGGGTAAATCATGGCGAGTTTTGAAGAACATTGTCAGGACTGTTATAGGCTTTTATCTGACCGTTGCGAAAACGTGAACCGTTGGATGGACGATTGTTTCAAGCAGTTCGGTCCCTTGCACCGATTTGCCCGACATCACTGGCGTGGGGTTGATGAAGCGGAGCAGTTGTTTGGGGCTCTCGGTCGTAAGGCGGCGATAGTTCATATCCTGAAGGACTGTGGACAGGTGCCAAAGGCGAGGGAATGGGCAGACGGCCAGAGTGTTGACAGCCTCGGCATGAAGCCCGGTGGGAAGTTTAACGGTCACTGGGAGCCGGAGCAGTTCGATAAGGTCGCCTGTGGTCACGTGGGTTTGGATAACCTGATGCTCAAGGCTCGTTATCAGGCGAGGGCATCGTGAGTATCGAAGACATTATCAGTCAACTCCGGGCTGAAAGAAAAGATGTACGCGGAGATGGATTTGGATACGCGGGGTCGTTAATCTCCGCGTACAAGAAAGCAATCACGGCTCTCGAAGAGTTGCAGGAGAAGTTGAAAGAGACTCCTCCACCAGCAGAGGTTGAGAGTTTGAAAGCGGCTAACCCTGATTGCTTTGGATTCGGCAGTGACAACACCGCCGAGTGTAAATGCCGCAAAGTTTTTGCGCCTTTCGCCTAGCGGCTAGGGCCTCCGACCGATTATCGGATGACCAGAGTTCGAGTCTCTGAGGGCGCACCAAGTTTGGGCTTGCTGTGGTCAGGCACGTAGGGAGAAAACCGGCACTCAGAGTCGGCAAGGTACGCGACCTTGCTTTATGTCTGAGATGGGAAACCGAAAGGTATTGCCCTTCAGGAAGACCTCATGCGTAGAGGCGGTTCAACTCCGCCCAAGTCCATCAAGTGGGTAAGCCCGTATGGCTCAGTGGTAGCGCAGTCGCTTGATAAGCGAAAGGTCGTTGGTTCGATCCCAACTACGGGCACCAAGTAAAATATGCGGCATGTCGTGAGTTTGTAGCTGGTAAGAATGCCGACATGTCGTGGGCTCAGAAGAAAGAGCCGAAGAAAAAGAAACACGCTTTGCCAAGTGGCGAGGCAACACAGGGTTGATTTTCCGTATGACTGAGGGTGGCGTAAACCACACTGTTGTCAGAACTCAAAATGGTTTTTACGGATCATGCGAGTTCGTAGGTTCGACTCCGACTACGGAACGAATTTGAAATGCCACGGTGGCACAGCGGCGACTGCAACGGTTCCGTAAACCGTCACACCAACATCGGGGGTTCGAGTCCCTCCCGTGGCCCCAAGTTATGAAGATGTACATCCTAATTCGCGAGGTGGTACCTGTGGGCAAGGCGGTACTAATCTCTGCACATGCCTCGCTGGCGTGCTACCTGAAGTTTAAGGAACGGCCTGAGATGCAGACATGGGTGAGTAGTCAATTCTTTAAGGTTGTATGTACTGTAACTGACGCAGAATTTGAACGGGCAAAGACCGAGGCTGACAACGTGGTATTGACGGAATCCACGTTGGAAAATGTAGAGGTTGCTGTAGCTTTCTGTCCTCGGGAAGAATATCCGAAGATGTTTAAGTTTTTGCGGTTGTGGAAATAGGGGTGATGGCGACGGTAGTCTAGCTGCCTTTGAAGCAGTGAATGAGGGTTCGACTCCCTCCGCCCCTGCCAAGTTTAGGTTTATGCCAACGTAGCTCAGATGGTCAGAGCGGCAGTTTTGTAAACTGCGGGTCGGGGGTTCGATGCCCTCCGTTGGCTCCAGTTTAGTTGTTTTGCAGATGTAGCATAGCGGTCAATGCGCCTCCCTTGTAACGAGGACGCCGTCAGTTCGAATCTGACCATCTGCTCCAGTTTGAGGTACGATATGAGAGTTATCAGCATCGCGTTGTACCGATTTGCTCAGGCGCTGTCTTACGTTCTACCTGAGTCGATATGGGAACCAGTGACCTATCCAATCGACCGATTGCGTTGGTGGTTCGAAAAACATGCACCTGTCGTCTAGTGGCTCAGGACTCCTCCTTGGTATGGAGGGTACAGGGGTTCAAATCCCCTCGGGTGCTCCAATTTTATGGTATTGTTCTTCTATGAGTACATTGACGTGGGAAGAACGAAACCAGCGGATTAAAAAGGAACAGCTTACTGAAGAAGAGTTGGGGACTTTAGTAGGCTGTGCTGTAACCGGAGTGCGGAGATTCTGGGGTCATGGAGCAGAGTATGAAATCCGCTTCGATGATGGTCGAACGCTCTACATTACCAAGAGCGACTACACCAACGATGTAGTTTGCATGTTCAAAGAGTTTTAAGCTACGAGTCGTGGCTCCAGTTTCCGTATTAGTGAGTATTAGTGAGTACGAGGTACTGACTAAATGGGTAAGAAAGTTGAAAAGGGGTTGTGTTGGGAGTTGGATGATTCGGAGTGTGATATCAACGCCCCCTCACCGCATTTCACGGATGACAGTAGCGAACGTGAGAACGACTATCTGTACGGGACGTTTCCCGTGCTGATTCCTAAGAGGCCACCTTCAAGGTTGCAACCTCCGAAGGAACCAAAAGAGTAAATCGCGCAATATAAGTGGCGCGATTCAGGTTTTAATTGCGTGATTCGGAATCGCGCCATAACGCCGCTTGTGGCAAGCAAGCCACTTGGGTTCGTCACACGCAGTTTGCCGGTACTCATCCTTTCTGCACTGAGTGTGCAAAGAAGGAAGATGATTTTGGTGAAGAGTCCAGCTATGTGGTTTGGGAGGAGCTTTTACATGAAGTTGCTCAGTAGTTGGTTCTTCTTCGTGCCTCCATTCACGATCCTGCCTCGGTGGAAGTTGGCAGTTATGCGTCAGTGGCTGTGGAGGTATCAGAGGTATACACAGCCGGGAGTTCGTGGATGTCCTATGAATGGGGATGCTTTCGGTTGTATCGGATTTTGGATGAGGAAGCTTGTCAATTTTAGGCCGGAGTAGCTCAGTTGTTAGAGCGCCGTCTTGGTAAGACGGAGGTCACGGGTTAGAACCCCGTCTCTGGCTCCAAATCTTGAAAGGGGATTCCATTGAAGCCTCCTCTTGGTTCAATTCTGAACTAAAGCCATCAATATCACGGCTTACTGTATCCAAATCAGACCCGCTAATTAAAGCAGTATACCAACGGATATGTCTGTACATTAGTTCGGGGTTTAAGAGTGTCCGATGGACGCGCAGTTGTTGAAAAATAACTGGGCTTTGGTGAAAGCACGATTTGTAGCTGAAGGGTTTTGTTAATGGAACAGTATCCGAGTATCGAAGGCAGTTCAAAGGCCCCCCTTGGTGAGGCGGGTCTTGCCTTCTACAAGTATGACGGCTCGAACCTCAGGTGGGAGTGGAACCCCAAGAAGGGGTGGTTCAAGTTTGGCACCCGCACCCAACTGTTCGATAAGTCGGAGCCGTTATTTGGTCAGGCCATTCCCCTTTTTATGCAGATGGGCGATGAGATTGTCCATCGTGTGAAAAGTGTTGAACGACAACCGCAACGCATTACAGCTTACACGGAATTCTTCGGCGAGAGCAGTTTCGCCGGGAGCCATATTCTGGAAGAGCCGAAGCAACTCAAGTTGTTCGATGTGTACTTGTTCAAGAAGGGGTTAATGAAGCCCCGACAGTTTGTGAAGACCTTTGGTGGTTTGCCTTATGTAGCGGAAGTGGTTTACGATGGCAACATCAACCAATCATTTGTTCAGGGGGTCCGGGCTGGAGAGTATCCAGTTTGGGAGGGGGTCGTCTGCAAGGGCGACAACTTCATGTTCAAGGTGAAGACCGATGCCTACTTGAGGAAGCTGCGGCAGGTATACCCGCAGCGATGGAATCAGTTTTGGGAGTGAGCATGGTAAGAAACTGGTGCAATTCAAGGTTCAAGGACAAGACGACAGAGTACCTCATGGACCTGTATGGTCAACCTTCGCGTGGCGAACTTTCAGGGTTTTCTTTCGTCATGCTTCGTGTGGACATCGGGGATGAAGTCTACGCCCGGTTCAATGAGCACATGAATCAAATCGGGATGCATGACTTCATGGTGGACGTGGAAGAGCGTTGGCAGAGACTACGTGCTGAACGACAGAAGCGGATGGAAAAGGGTCGCACTTTAGTCAAGCGACTACACTTTGGAATCCCCGCTGAATGAGTATTAGTCTGCATGGCGATTGAAGTAACAAATGCGGATTTTGAATCGGTGGTTATCCAGTCCACGATTCCAGTCATCGTTGATTTTTGGGCAGGATGGTGCAGCCCATGCAAGCAGTTAGCACCCACAATCGAAGCCCTCGCTGAGAAATACGCCGGTCGCGTGAAGGTTGTCAAGGCAGATGTTGACAAAAACAGCAAGGCGGTTGCAGACTACGGTATCCGCAGTATCCCCACTCTGGTGTGGTTCAAGGGGGATAAGGACGAGGTTATCGCTGTGGGATTCAGGACGCAGGAGCGACTTGAAAGTTTGCTGAACGAACGACTCAAATAGAGGTTTGCAATGAAACTTGATTTGCAATCGGCTTCGCGTAAGCCTGACTTTTGGTGGAAAAATCCTATCCTTGTGATGACCCTCGGTCTGATAGCCATCGTCTTCGGGGTCTTCGTCCACAACCCGGCTGGTGAGCATATTGCCAATATCGGGACATACGTTCTCGCAGCCGGGATTGTGGTTTGGATACTCAGGCTGAGACGTTCATGAAGATGTACATTCTAATCCGGGATGCTGTTCCACCGGGTCTTGCCGTAGTAGCCGCTGCCCATGCGTCATTGGCGTGCTACCTGAGATTTCAAGACCACCCGGACATGAAGAAGTGGTTGGAAGGACCGTTCTACAAGGCGGTCTGCAAGGTCTCTGATGGCGAGTTTGAAAAGGCCAAGGAAGAGCGAGACCATGTGGTGCTCACCGAGTCGGCATGGTTGGTTCAGGAAACAGCGATTGCATTCGTGCCCCGTGAAGAGTATCCGAAGATGTTCAAGTTTCTGAGGTTGTACAAATGAATCGCAGGTCGTTTCTTAAAAGTTTTTTCGTAGTCGCGGGTGTTGCAACGGTCGCACCTGAGATGCTGCTACCTAAGTCAGACTCGATTACCGAGGAGATTGGGTCTCTCTGCTATAACCCCATGACTGTTGGACAGATGGCGGCTGGATTTGCGATGATTCAAAAGCATGATTTCGTACCGTCATACATGTTCGTGCATCCTCGGGTGTACAAGGAATTCGGTGGTGTGTTTGTTCATTGCTCTCGTTACGAGGATTAACCATTCCGGGTTCGTTTTGGGAGCGATAATAGTGGCTGAGTGCGTATTGAATAAAAAGAAGGTTTATGGAGATTATATGGCAAAGGTCATTCAAGTTGAGATTCCAAGAAGTACCATACAAGAGTTGAACGGCGACGGAGCTTTTGCTCACAACCTGTACAACGCCATCCTTGAAGCAGAAGCCACTGGCAAGGTAGTTGAAGTGCCGGTCGGAGAAGCTCGGAAGAGGGCACAAGTAGCTATCGTGGAGGGCTAATGCCTCAAGGTGCGTTCAGAACCGTCTGGTTCATAGAAAAGTGGGCGATTAAAATCCCTCGGTCACCTGAAGGCTTGAAAGCCAATCAACGTGAAGTTGCCAAGTGGCGAAGCATTGGGAACACCATCTTTGACTACCCCGGTGGCAACATTCGATTATGTCCTATTGTGTTCTCCCTTCCATTTGGTTTCGCTGTGGTCATGCGTCGAGCCAAATTGCTACCTCCCAACTACTTCGCCGACTTGAAGACTTTTACCAGAACCCAATTTCTGTTCCACACCGTTCGACAGAACATCATGGACACGGATTACCTAAAGGCAAGCAACTATGGTTTCCTTGACGGTACTTTAGTTGTGTTGGATTATGCTGGTCTTGATGGCACAGAAAATGGAATTATGGTAAAAGTTAAGTACGACACCAAAGATTGGGGTCGGTGGTAGTATTATCACGTGAGGCATCTACATGTACAAACCATACGTTCCGAACGAGAGAGTAGTTGATCGAGCGGTAGAGTTGTGGAAACGGACTCTTCTTCAGGCTCCGACTTTTGACAATGGGGCACACGATCTACCGAACATGTTTGCCAGCGCACTGGCGACAGGTCTGGCAAACAAAAGCAAAGCAACTCCTGAGCAGCTTGAGGCGTTCGGCGAGAAGCTGAAATACTTCCTGATGAATGAGCTTTCCTTGGAGGAGATTAAAGGAGAGCCTGAGCCTGAAAATTGTTATAAGTCCCTCCACAACAGTGTGGGGGTAGATTACCATCCGGACACTGTGTTGAGCGCGGCTGCAAACGCTGCGGGAATCAGCACCAACCTCTTCCCATGGAAGACCAACATGAGCATCAATGTGGATTATGTGGCCTTCGGGGTGGGCTACTGTGCTCCATGGGATTACCACTACCCGTTGAAGAACGGTCGTTGGTTGATTACGCGACTCTCTGGTGAGGACATCAACAAGGTGATTGACTACGTGGAGGGTGAGACCCCAGCGTTCACTGTGGAGGCCCCTCCTTCTCTGGCTCTGGTGGTGGCGGAATGAACTGCCCCGAATGTCAGACAGAGTTGATCGACAATACATGTACGATCTACTGTATGAAATGTGGGTACTACACCGGCCAGACACCTGTCACATGGGCACAGACTCAGGCGAATTTTGCCGCTATTGGTTTAAATGTTCAGAGGTTCAATCCGCTACTCGATTGTTGGGAAGAATAATCCGGGCTCGTTCAATGGTAGGACAACGGACTTTGACTCCGTGAATTGAAGTTCGAATCTTCAGCCCGGAGCCAATAATTGAAAGGTTTTTTGTATGATTACTTGGCCTGAATTTTGGGGTATCATCGGTTGCACTGCAATCATGACAACTGTAACCTACTGGTTGTCGAAAAAATAATTGGTTGCTTTTGATTTTTTGTGGTATTGTATACCTTGAGTCGGCTATTGCAGCCCTTCCTTCTACATCTATTGGACAGAGCTTAGGTCTGCTGCTCTCCGACTCGCAAATTTTGAGTGTTGTTGATTGCACTCATCAAGTAGAACCGGCTATTGCAACCCTTCCTTCTCACTTAATAACCCCCGCAAGGGGATTACCGATAACAGGTTTGCTGCTTTCCGGTTCATAACATAGGTTGGCTATTGGAGCCCTTCCTTCTAAAAATCAGAGCCGCAAGGCTCCCTTCGAGAATCAGGTCTCCTGCTTTCCAACCTATACTGAAAGGTAATGTCCATGTCTGTACAGTCCATTGTTTTGCGTCGTTCGAACAAGGTTATACTCCCGGTTCGGAACACCGTGTTTGTAGCCAAGTCCCCTGTGTCTCAGGCCCTTGTTGCTACTTTCAATCTGAACATTCAGTCTCTCGGCTACACCCTATCTGCCGATGCAATCAAGGCTATCTTGAAGTTGGGTGTGACCTCGGCCACTCTTGTGTTTGATGAAGTCCTGTCGAGCCTCAAGGAAATCAAAGGCGTACGCAGTTACAGGCCCATGTACCCGAACTTTCCGAAGCAGGTCATCGAGGCTTTGGATGCAGAACTGTACCTCAACGCGACGATGCACTATTTCAGCTTCTTGCTGGTTGACCTCACGGGTGACTCCAACAAGATTTGGTTGCCGAAGTATGCGAAGGATAAGCGTGAGCCACTTGACGAGAAGATTGAACTGCGTGTGCTCGGCGTGGCCGACAAGGTGGCTGTTGACATCCTGACCGACCGTATCGCTACGAGCAACACATCCCTCTCAGCATCGGACAAGGACGACTTGCGTACACTGCTTACCAGTGGGTATGGGCGGAACATTGACGACATGCTTTCGCGGATTAGCAACAAAGAGAACCTCGCCTTCGTGAGTTCCATCATCTTGTCGTCGGGATCAGCAACTGACATCACTCCATATTTCCGCACGGCCACCGACATCCTACGTTTGGCGACCGCGATGAGTGGTGGTGACGTGTCGCTTAAGGACGACTCCAAGTTCAAGAAGTTCAAAAACTCAGAGCGTCGGTTCTTACTTGGCCTGTTGGAGCCTATCGGTAACAAGGTTGAGGACATGCTCCGCTGGCGCGAGCGTTGGGTGCGTCTTGGTCATCCACTGCATCCGGGTGAGTCTGCTAAGCGGTTTCCGACCACGGCTCGGGCGTTCACCATTCTCCGTAACAATGAACATGTGGACACGTTCCGCACACAGGTGGAGTCCGCTGTTCGCTCCGGACATGTACTTCAGGCTGTGACGCTGTTGACTCAGCATCCGGGTGAGTTCGCTCGTCGGCTCGACCACGTGTTACGTCAAGCCCCCAACGCTCACACCCAGCTTCGTGTTGTTGATGCTTTTTTGTCAGTGGCTCACGAGGTCTCAACCCCGGTTCTGTTGCAGGTACTCGCTCACTTTGAGCATCGTGATGAAACTGACCTGCGTGTTGTGTTCCCGAAGGGGAACGTGGCGAAGGTTATGTCTCTGGATAAGCCCTTGGCGAAGCTGCCAAAGATAATCACTAATGCTGTCTCTGTTGGTATCGAGTCAGTCCTGTTGTCTCGTTTCTCAGCATTGCCGGATATGGGTAAAGTATATCTCGACCCGGCATTGCAGGATGTTCTCTTACCGTTCTCGCAGCGTTCGGCCAACAAGGCTCTCCGCACCTTGGTGCGTGGCTCCAAGTTGTCCTTCGGTGACGAGAAAAACACCATTCGTTTCTTCATCTGGTGGAAAGACGAAGATAAGTCCGATAATAGCTTCGACAACGGACGGGTTGACCTTGACCTCTCGGCGTGTGCCTATGATGAGAATTGGGTGAGCATGGGAGCGGTGACGTATTACAACATGCGTGAGCAGTACGCAGTTCACAGCGGTGATATCACTTCGGCACCGAAAGGCGCGAGTGAGTTCATCGACGTGGATATTGCGGGGGCTGTTAAGGCTGGTGCGCGTTACATCGTTCAGACGGTTCACAGCTTCACCGGCCAGAAGTTCTCTGACGTGCCGGAGGCTCTCGCTGGATTCATGCTTCGTGATAAGCCCCAGTCTGGTGAGGTATACGACCCTCGTACTGTTGTTGACCGGGCGGATGTGACGACCGAGGCCACCTCTGTTGTGCCGATGATTATCGACATCGTTGACCGCAAGGTTATTTGGGTTGATGCAGCGATGACAACTGGAGGTAGCCGTGGTTACCGTTATTTCTCTCGTGGCAACAACGTAGCTTCAACCCGTGGTACAATTGAATTGTTGGGTAAGGCGTTCACCAACATTCACAAGCCGACTCTGTACAGGTTGTTAAGTCTCCACGCAGCCGTGCGTGGTGAAGTAGTAGCTACCAAGGAAGAGGCGGATGTGGTGTTTTCGGTGGAAGCCGGTACTCCTTTTGAACTCGACCGCATCGCTTCCGAGTTCATGGCAGACGCCGTAAAGGAATCTGCTGTGAAGCGGGAGGCGGTGGCAGTCTAAAGTTTCTTGACTATCACCCTCTAATTAGAGGGGCTATTGAAGCCCTTCCTACTAAGGGCGATAGTCATGGTATTTTACACGGTATACAGAACTCAGAACATCACAAACGGCAGGTATTACTTCGGCGTCCACAAGACTAGGAACCCGTATGATGGGTACCTTGGGTCGGGAAAAGTGCTCCGGACTGCGGTTAAAAAGTATGGTGAATCCTCGTTCATCAAGAACATATGTTTTGTCTTCGACAACCCTGAAGACGCTTTCTCCAAAGAGTTTGAATTGATTGAATCGTATCGCGAAGACCCGTTGTGCTATAACCTGAGACAAGGGGGTAGCGGGGGTTTCGACTACATCAATCAGGCGGGGCTATCACCGGGATTTAACTACATAAATGCCAACGGACTGGCTGCTGACAACAGGTTAAACCCTAAGCGAATTGAAGCGGTCAGGGCATGTTTGGTGGCACACCCGCGCTCTCACCCTTGTTCAGAAGAAACAAAACTCAAGTTACGGAAGGCTTTGGAAGGTCGGATATTGGGTGAACGTACCCAAGAGACCAGAGAGAAGATACGAGCCGCAAACAAAGGCAAGGTTCTATCTGAGGAGACTAAAGAAAAAATACGACAATCTCGATTAAATCGTGGTATTATTAGACATTGCGCGGCTATTGGAGCCCTTCCTTCTAAAAATTGACCGATAATCAAACTAAAAGGTCTCCTGCTCTCCGCCAATACCATCGAAACCCCCAAGTAAACTTGGGGGTTTTAACAAAACCTTGTATTAGCTATTGAGGGCCTCATGCTTCTTCCTAGCCAGAACAGTTCTGAAACAGTTCGCTTCTATGTGAAGTCGAGCAATGGTGTGTATCTGGAGTCAAAGATATTCGTTAATCAAGAAGATGCTGAGTTAGAAATGAAAAAGGAATTCTGGCAGGGCAGGGAACCTTGCGTTGTGCGGATTACCACCCTTGAAGAAGTTGTTTTACATGGAGAATAAATGTATCGAACCAAACAAGGACTATGATTGTGCTTGTGCCATAATGTGGCCTGACGATGAACTCGCCAGCCATTGCCGGTGCGTATGTCATACTCGGATTGAGGAGGATGCTTGGATCACCCAGAAGGCGGCAGAAGAGGATGGAGCATTTATCGCAGCGGGGCATATCGGCTTTTCCGCGATGTTTGCTCAGATGAAATCCCGCTGTTCTCAAGTCCAACTCCCTTTGAAGCGTAGCAGTGAGCCTTGGTGGTTCATGCTCGTCGCAGCCGCAATCTCGTTTGGGATAACGATAGGGTTTTTGTTACTGGCGTTGGGTGTTATTTACTTCGCTGCGAGGCCACACTAATGCCACTAAAAGACAAGCAAGAAGTTCTTGAAGGCATCGCCTTCGGTCTTAACAAAGATGATTCATTTATTATGGGGTCATACATTACCTTCCGTAGGGAGTGGGCACAGGAAGTCGGCAAAGTTACCAAGATTTGGGTTGTGAACGAGGGGAAACTCCTTCACGGAACTATACTTGGTCAAGTAAGGTGGTTCCCCCGTTGGCGTAAGTATGGGTTATTCACCGAGGGCGGCATGGTGTTCGAGGAGACCTGCCTTCGAGAAATTGGCTACTTCTGTGAAACGGCTACAAAGATTCATAAGGCAGCTTTAAAAGAGAGAAAAGCAGCATCAGCATAGAAGGTGCTATGGAAATTGATGATCGTAAGTTCGCTGCATTCATTCGGTATTATGGCCGGAAAGCGTTTGAAGAGGGTGATGAGGATGCGTATATTCGCTATCCCTTTGAAGGCATGGGTACAGACTCCAAAGACTATTCGAGTTCTTCCTGCGGACACTTTGCAAGTGGATGGTGTTGAAAGTCCCACTGTGGTTTTTATAGCGTTTGTTGATAAGACTGAAGCTGAGACATAGTATTAGTCTACATGCAACTGAATGAAGAACAGATAGCCGCAGTAGAACACCCACTCGGGCAACCAGCTTGTCTCATCGCCGGAGCCGGATCAGGCAAGACTCGCGTTCTTACCGAAAGAGTAAAATGGCTTATCGCTCAAGGGATTCCACCTAGAAAGATAGCGGCGATAACCTTTACTAATAAGGCCGCAAACGAATTATTAGACCGGCTTCAACTTGATGGTGCCTCCTTCGATGTCCCCAAAGTATCCACCATTCACTCTATTGCCCTCTCAGCGATACGCCGTGACCCGGTTGGTTTTGGTCTCCAGCAAAAGGTGACACCGCTGGACGATTATGACCAGAGTCAGATGATTCGCCGGATTGTAGAACGGACGGTTGATGTTAAGGAAAAAGGTATCAGCCTTGGTTCTTATGTGTATGGTTTCCTTGATAAGGTGGGCTATCACCGCGCTCGGGGTCTCGGGTTTTGTGTGGACTACACCGATGAGGTTCACGAGCAAGCGTTGGTTGCCCACGCAGGGCACCACGCTCTTGAGCCGTTTGATTTGCAGATTTGGAAGCTGTACGAAGCTGAAAAACAATCTTGTGGTTCGATAGATTTTGACGACATGCTTTGCCTGTTTAACCGTCGCTGTGAGCAAGACTCAGCATGGAGAGCCCAACTACAGAAGGCATTTGATGTTGTGCTGGTTGATGAGGCACAGGACTTGTCTGTTCCGCAGTGGGGGGTAGTTAACGGGCTTCTCGCTCCGGCTAATCCAAACCTAATGACGGTGGGAGATTTGAGCCAGTGCCAACCTCCGGGAACTAAGGTTAAGGTCACTACCTCCCTTTCAAGGGGTAGCGTCAAATCAAGGTTCGAATTGCGTAACATCGAAGATTTGCGCGACGGTGACTTAGTTCCTACTTGGCACAAGCGTGACCAAATATCCTATCATTCAGGGCGGAAAATAAAAGTAGCCCACCGCCCCTATTCAGGGGCATTACTTAAAATCACCACTGAAACCAGTTCGACTGAATGCACCCCCAATCACTGGAATTGGGTGAGATTCAATAAAAACACAACAGGAAAATACATGGTGTATCTCATGTATCGTTCTGATTTGGGGTTTAGAGTGGGTCTTAGCATTTTTAAGCGCAGTACAGGGAAGGGCACTACAGGTAGTTATGGGCTCTCCTCTAGGTTCACTCAAGAAAAGGCTGATAAGGCTTGGATTTTGGGCGTCTATGACACTCGACAGGAAGCGGAAGCATGGGAAGAAATCATCTCACTAAAATATGGCATCCCTGAGTCCCTTTTTGAAGCTACAGTGTGCTGGCACAAAACTGATGAGCTAATTAGGCTAATCTTCTCTCACGCTAACCCTGAAGGGGGTCAGCGTTGCTTATCAGACCACGGTCTTATTTTTGAACAACCGATTCTGTCTCCACGTGCAGACGGGTTTATAGGTAGAAGTTGGCGTGGGTACTTCAAAACAGCAGCGGCTAACATCCTGCCGGGATTGATGGACATCCCAATTGAGGGACGGAACAAAAGCGTACCTATTATTGCTTGTCCATCTAGGCACTATGAGGGGTTAGTCTACTCCCTAGATGTTGAAGAAGAGCACACGTATATAGCTGATGGGTTAGTCGTAGGGAACTCCATCATGGGATTCAATGGGTCTGCACCACACCTTCTCAAGGAGTTTTCAGAGGGGTGGAGAGGGCACACACCCATACTGTATCGTATCGCACGCAACCATCGCAGCCTTCCGCGCATCGTATATCTCGCTAACCACATTCAGTCAAAGATGACTGACACCATTCCACTCAAGATGCAAGTCTTCCGTGGTGACTCGGATAACAAGGGCACCATCGAACTAACTCGTGCTTCGATGCCCCTTGACATCGCACTGATTATCGCCGGAGAGATTTCCAAAGATAACCAGCGTAAGAAGGATCAGATTCCATATAAAGAGAACTGCATCCTTGTTCGCAGTGCCCGTCAGATACCTGACCTTGAGAGCGCACTGGTGCGTCATCGCGTCCCCTATCAGATACGCGGGGGTCGCGGACTTCTTCAAACAGAAGAGATTCGTGATGTGCTTTCATACTTGAGGCTTGCCACCAACCCCAAAGATTTTACTGCTCTCGCTCGTGCAGTCACCGTACCCAAGACAGGTGCTGGTGATGTGACGTTGGAAAAGATTCGCAAGACGGCCAATGATAAGTTCGGCGGTGACTTGATTAAGGGCTGCACCTCTGTTGACAAGTTGTCAACGTTTGTAATGGCGTTGGAACGGTTTCAGAAGTTCGGTGACTATCCGGTTCAGGCTCTTGACCAAATCATTGACTACATGAACTATAAGAGCTATGTTTCCAACAAGTACAAGAAGGAACCCGACAAGATAAAAACCAAACTGGAAAACATCGACCGCTTCAGGGAGCTTGTACGTGGTCTTTCCGAAGATCATAAGATGTCCACTGAAGACCTTGTATTCCAACTTACTATCGACCGGGCACGTGAGGATGACAAGGATGGTATGGTCACGGTGTCCACTATCCACTCGGCAAAGGGGCTGGAGTGGCGGAGGGTTTATGTGACGAATGTAGTTGAAGGTAGTTTACCTCATCGGTTTTCAATGGGGAGTGAGGCCGAAATTGAGGAGGAGCGCAGACTTTGGTACGTGGCCGTGACTCGCGCTAAAGACGCCCTCACCATTTGTGTACACTCCATGGAGCAGAACGAGAGCAACACTCGGAGAGTAACACCCAGTCGGTTCTTGTCAGAGATTGGAGTCATCAATGAGTGATTGGGTTCCTCTAAAAGAGCGTAAACCAAACCATGACCAAGTTGTGCTGGTCTGGTGGCCTAATGCCCCCGACGAACACCAGTGCTTCAAGGCTCGATTTTGTCGTCATGACAAGCGCAGAAAGGGTTATTTTGATTGCTCTGAATTCGAGGATGTCTACTGGACGCTGGCGAACGAAGAGGCCACCCATTGGATGCCGTTACCCCAAGGTCCAAAAAAAAATTAGGGGGAAAAGTATCCAGAGTTAGACTGGTTCAGGTATACTACGTACATGAGCTACTTCGAGATGGACGAGAACCTCACATCCGAACAACTTCAGGCTATGCGTAAGTGGGCGAACCTTTATGGTCGCACATGGAAGTCGAAACTCCGCGATGCTTGGATGACCGGCGACTATGCTGGTTTCGAGGGTAGCAATTTTCTTCAGCAGCTTCGCAACGCCTACGGCCCCTCTTGGCTCATACACTTCAATCTTTCAGTAGTGGAACGGATGCATCTTCCTTCGGCGCGGTTAGTGAGGGATTCCTATGCCTGAGTTTTTAATCGTTGACATGCACACCCATATCGACCCCCATGAAGAGTTGGAAGCAATGGTCGGCCACGACATGAAAATCATCCCCATTACATTGGGGTTGGAAGAGGAAGATTGATGCAAAAACCCAGTTATGGTGTACTCGTCGCCCGGTGCCAAGTGCATGAATTGCATGAAGGGCATCTCTGGTTGTTCAACGAAGTCAAGGCACGTAACTCGCGTGTCATTATTTTCCTTGGCGTCAAACCAATCGGAGCCACTTACAAGAACCCTCTTGACTTCGAGACCCGCAGGGCGATGATTCAAGCAATTCCCGCCTACAAGGATTTCAATATCCTTCCACTTCCCGACATGCCGACCGATGAAGCGTGGTCGAAGGTTCTGGATGGTCGCATCCGTGAACTTTGTGATTATGGCGAAGTGACGCTATACGGCTCTCGTGATTCTTTCACAAAGCACTACACCGGCTCGTTTACGCCCGTTGAACTGACCATGCCACACGACCTTCGCAGCATCAATGGTACGGAGATTCGGGCTGGCCTCACTAATCAAATCATTGCCTCCGCCGACTTCCGGGCCGGGGTCATTCATGCCATCACCAATCTCCGTCCGCAGGTCAAGGCGACCGTGGACATCGTGATTACCACCGAGACCCTGCTATCGTGGTCGCATCCCGGCCCTGACGCCGCTAGGTTGACGCGGTTCTTTCTCCTCGGCCAGAAGCCCGGTGAAACGTGCTGGCGCTTCATCGGGGGTTTCTCAGAGCCCACCACACCTTCCTACGAATTCGATGCGGCTCGTGAAGCCATGGAAGAGACCGGCTTGCCGATTGAAGACCTGAAGTATATTGGCTCAACTCTGGTTCCGGACTGGCGTTGGGCAGGGGAGCCCGACCAAATCAAGACGCTCGTTTTTGTTGGAACGTCCATGACCATGGGGGGTAAGGCCAACGACGACATCGCCAAGGTGAAGTGGGTTAAGGCCAGCGAACTCTCCGAGTCGTTGTTCAGTGATGTTCACAAACCCATTTGGCACATCGTCAAAAAGCACTTCAATCTGTAAAGGGGGCAACATATGGCACTTTCGAAATTGTCGCAAGAGTTTGATGGTAGGGGAGACCTGTACAAATACTCCCACTGGCGGATGTACCCACCGGGCGCTCGACGCCTTGAATCGTACCTCGAATGCCGCATCGGTGCGAAGTATCACAAGACCGTGCCCTTTGGTCTCCAGTACATCTTGGAGGAATACTTCACCGGCAAGCGCCTTTCGAAGGATGGCATTCTTCGTCGCCAGTGGAAGATTGACCAAATGATGGGACCGGGAACCTTCAACATCAAGGGTTGGCTGGATATGCTCGAAGCACACGATGGCGCTCTACCCATTCGCATCAAAGCGATTCCTGAGGGCACCGTATTGGACAACTCCAACGCTCTGCTGGTGCTCGAAAGCGTTGACGACCGTTTCATCTGGTTCAACAACTTCGCTGAAACTGCCATTATGCAGTCGTGGTATCCCACCACCGTCGCCTCGGCTCAGTTCGCCAAGCGACAGATGTTCCTCGAATTCCTGTACAAGACAGGCGACCCCGGTCTCATCGACTACAAGTGGGTGGACTTTGGCTATCGTGGTGTGTCTTCGCAGGAGTCAGCGGCTCTTGGTGGTGCGGCTCACTTGCTCAGCTTCAAATCGAGCGACACGATGATTGCAGACGACTTCGTGGAAGCCTACTACCCCGATTTAACCGGCGCTCCACACACGGTGAAGATGGGCAGCGTTCCAGCCTCGGAGCACTCCACGACAACCTCGTGGGGCAAGGAAAACGAGCCTCGTGCTATCGGCAACATTCTGGAAGCGTACCCCACAGGTATTGTCTCCATTGTTGGCGACTCGTACGACTACGAGAACTTTGTTCGCGCCATCATCGGTGGTAAGTATCGCGACAGCATCCTTCGCCGTGAAGGTGTGGTTGTGGTTCGCCCAGACTCTGGTGACCCGGCCACGATGGTCCTTCGCTCCTGCCAGTGGTTGGAAGAAAATTTTGGTGCCGATTACAACGACAAGGGCTACAAAGTTCTCAACAAGCACGTTCGTGTCATTCAAGGTGATGGCATTGACTACGACTCCGCTTACGAGATTCTTGCCACACTGGAGCGTTCCAAATACTCGCTGGACAACCTTACCCTCGGTGAGGGTGGCGGAGCACTCCAGAAGGTCAACCGTGACACACAGCGCACTGCTCTGAAAGCGTCGGCCATCGACATTGAAGGGGTGTGGCACGATGTGTTCAAAGACCCCAAGACCGACCCCGGCAAGGCATCGAAGGCCGGTCACCTCGCGGTAGTCTGTGTGAATGGGGTATACCGCACCATCCCCAAGCAGGAAGGTATCACCTACCCGCAGGATTGCTTGGTTCCTGTGTTCGATACTGGAAAGATTCTGAAGCGTTATGGCTTCGATGAAGTTCGGACTCGGGTTGTGGCAAACGACGGAACGGCGGAAGACTTTTAACTATGAGATTTCAATTGCACAGAAACCCGCAGCTTAGTTTTACACGGTTACCGGACACTACGGTGCTCCGTGCTCTCGGTGTAAATCGCATTTTAAGTGTCGGGTTTCTGACAATTGGATGGTGGTGGAAAGTATGACTTGGAGTTGGAGTGAAGCAGGCGAAATGACGGAAGAGATAAAAGCAAAGATCGATAGCCTAGATCGCTATGAGATGTGCCGCATATGGCGTTATGCTGCCAGTGGGCACTCTTTATTACAAGGCGAAGCGGGAGACTACTTCAAGACGCGGCTGTATGATCTAGGGGGCTTTAGTCCTGAAATTAGCAAATCACTTGGATGGGATCACCAAAGATATGTATGATGATGTGTGGGTGGAGATGACGGCATCCCCTGATATAGGCTTTTTGGGTTGGATTCATTTCCGCAATGAAAGCATCCCCACTCTCTTGAAAAGAGTCAAGGAGTATCGCAATGGATAACAAGAGGGCGGAAGTAGCTCGGCTTCTTAATGACCTCAAAGAGGCCAAAGGTAACCAAGAGAAACTCATGGCCGCATCGGCTCTCCTCGCTGACTTGGGGCTCATTCCCAACACCCCGCAGATGAAACTCAGGTGGATGAATCAATAGGGACTTACGTAGTTAACTCGGCAAATCAAGAGATGATAGAACTAGATAAAGGTGAGGTGTTCAGATGAGTATGAGATGGATCGATGGCGAAGGAATGACAACACAAAACATCGAAATCGAAACGGATGTTGTGGACACGACGGATTGTCCTAAATGTGGCAGTGTTGCTGGTGAGGGTTGCGGTTTCTGGAATCGCGCAATGAATGTGACGTGGGTTAGACCGCACAGTGTCCGCGTCGAACTGTATTTGCAATCAAACCCTTCGATGACTCAGTATTAAGTAGCATGAGCCAAGAGCTACTCAAGGGTACAGTATACTGGCGTGAAATTAGAAGCAGCCTATTCGTACACAATGAAAAATGGGATGAAACTGTCAAGCGGCTCCCTGAGCTATTGAATTCAGGGATCGTCTATAAGTCCCTCCAAACTGTTGACCAACTCCTTGCCTCCGGGTTGCATGGTGTAGGTACAATTGGAAACAAGAAGATTGAAGTCACCCCGGACAAATACATACTCCTCGACACCGCTCCTCTTTTTGAAGGAGTTTACACCACAGAGAATTTGTTCCTTCAGTGGATGTATCAGTTTTGCATCATTGAAACCCTCGCTTCTCACCTTAATGCCACCCCGCTGCCGGAGTGGAACCCTACTTTCATAACTCTGTTTGAAGACAAGCTGCATGTGATGACCTACATCGCGGCACTTATTCTTCTGTATGAAGAGGGTCAGTTTAAAGCTGTAGTAACCGATGATAATTTTCAATCCACCAAGATTCACGTGCGAAACAAGGTGCAGGAGTTGACCAGTACCATATACTCCAAATGTGCTGAGTATGGTGAAAGTTTCCGTCGTCATGGTGTGCAAGGTACTTTGCCTCGGCTGTGGGACAAGATAGCCCGATATGCCCAACTCTCGGCACTGGGTCGGGATGCAAAATATGAACCCAAGTTGGACTCGGCCAGAGATTTACTTGGGTATTGTATTATTGCATGGAGTTTAATCCATGAATTGGATGAGGATAATACATGAGCTATACGCCAATCAATTCAAAAGCCCCCTCGGTTGCAACACTTCGCAAGCTGTTTAAGGCCAACCCTGAGTTGGCTCCCATGGCTCCTTATATTGGGGGTGGGCTCAAGGCAGTGAACTATGCCTTCAATGTTCTTGACGCAGCCAAGACAGTTGCGGCTCCTCGCGGTATTGAAATCGCAGCTATTGAAATTCATGCCAAGAATGAAACCAGCAAGAAAGCCGTAGGCGAAATCGCGGTCGCTAATTTTATCCTAGATGCTCTTAAGCAGAAACTTGGTTTGTCATGAAGACACACTGCAAGCTACTCGATGACATGGGGCTTGTATTTATCGGCAACGGTGCAATGGGCTATGGGATGGAACATGGTGCCCTGCGATGGGCTCCTGATTGGGTTAAACGGGCCATCTGTAGGGTATGGAATAAGGTGCATTGCGCCTACGCTGGTCATGACCAATTTGGATATGAGGCATATACCAGCCACGTTATATTCGGTGCTCCGGTATGCATTAACTGTTGTTCCAAGCTGAAGATTGACGGGCGGCACCCCACTCCAGAAGAGATTACAGTTCACAATGAATTGTGCAGGAAGAACATGGAAGAATCAGAAGCTAAGTGGCGTCTGGAACACCCGGAGGATGCGGCTGAACATGACCGGCTGATGGCTGAGATGGATGCCAATATAGAAACATGGCTGGCAGAAGCCGACGACTAAGTGAAAAAATTCCTTCTTTTCAAGAATTACGCTACCGGGTTCTTAGAAGAGGGGAATACTTCGCATGGTTACACTTACACAGGGAAAAACTTTAGGCTCAGGCGACCTGAACTTTTTAGTTAGGGACATTAGCGGAGCCCTTATAGACCCAGCCCTGATTACTTACAGCATATTTCAGGTATCATCTCAAATTCCTGTCAAGGTTCGTGGGGCGTATGAGTACGACACTCTACAGCCTCAGAACCTCCTACAGCCTACGTACACACCTCAGAACGCTGTCTTGGTGGGTCAGCCCCGAATGGTGCCCTCCAGAGCCTCTCAGGGGGCTTATTGGGTCAATATTACCATCCCTACGATGTGGAATGGTGTGTATCGGCTGGTTTGGTATCTAACTCAATATAAGGATCAGCCAGAGAATCAGGCATTTGAAGACTTTGTCGTCCAAAACGTGGACCCGGCATCGAACTCTTTTGAAGCCCCTTCTTCCATTATTGCCCAAGCTCCCATCACGACAAACAAATACGCCCCGGCCATTATGTACGTTCGGGAACTCATCTCCGATGAAAACCCCGACCGCAATTACCACTTTCGTCCGCCGACGCCGGGTAAGGTCGTCGCCGGGTACACTACTCGCGTGGGGTACATCTGGCTTGATTCCACTATTCTTCGAATGCTTGACATTTCCATTTCTAAACTGAATACGTGGAACATCAAAAACTACTGGAATTGGACACTCGATACTATTCCAATTGACTGGGGTCGGTGTGCGGCTATTGGGGCAGCATCATCTTGCTTACTCAAGGAAGGCGCACGTTGGGCTGCTGACGAGTTCAGCTACAGTCTGAACGGCGTGTCTCTCGACATCAACAAGGCCAACTTGTATCAATCCCTTGGACAGACATATCAACAGGAGTTTAATGAGTGGGCTCCTCTCATCACGGCTAACAGACCGTTCAGTGCGGGTCTCAGACAACAGAGATGGTTGCTAGGCGCTTTAGCTTGGTTAGCTATTCTTATCCCTCCTTTAGTTTCTGCGTTTGTCAGCAGTAGTGGTTGCTAGACTTCAAAACGAAAATTTTCACCTTTATTTAGGTGTGAAGAATTATGATTCAACAGCTTCTTGTAATGAACAGTTCGTATATTGGCTCCCGTGACCTTTGGTGGATGGATGATGAGAAAGCCACGAAAGGTTACAACATCTATCGAGCTTTTGACTACCCGGTGAACTGGGTGAAGCTGAACGCTGCCCCATGGTCAGGTCATTTCTACCGCGACCAAGTGACTCTACAGCAGGTCACCTACACTGTGCAGGATTCTGATTGGCGGGATAAAGGCACGTTGGGTAAATGGGTGTTTCAGATTCCTGACATCCCCTACGCCGACGTGGATAAAGGCCGTCCGTATGTCTCTAACAACCCTCAGGATGTTCAGGTGATTTTGGATGGGACGACCATCGTCACTCCGGTGCAAGTGCAAGGGCTCGACCGAACCGTCTGGCTTCAGGCCGACAATGAACTCAAGCCGGGAGGTTACGTCTCAGACTTGGCTCCGGTGAGCACAGACGTTGTCTGGCGGACAGATTATTCAGGAATTCAAACCTTCCAAGTTGTCTACAACAAGCTGGCTAATTATGTGGACATTTACAGCGGAATGGTTCGTACGTTTTACACCATAGTTCCGGTAGGTGCCACTGGGGAGCTTCATAAACCCGGAATCCCCGGCTCCAAGGTGGTCAACAGTCAAGAGGTTGATGAAATAACGTGGGAGTATGCGGAGATGGTACGCCGCAACGAGTGGTTATTCGAGCAGGTTGGTGAGCCAGCGTATGTGATGTTCCGCAAAACTCGCGGTGAGTTGTGTGGTTGCCGTGGTCCCGAGACTGGCTTGGGAGCAGCCCGGACAGGATGCCCGATTTGTTTTGAGGTCGGTATTGTTGGCGGCTACTACGGGCCGTATGACCTTCTTTATGTTCCACCAGATTCCGCTATCACTCGTGAGCTAGATGAGGGCGGCGGTATCAAAGCGACTCGTGATAGCAAAAGCTATTTGACTCGAACTCCTATTATTCAGGATGGTGATCTTATCATTCGTCGCACGGGCGACCGGATGGTGGTGCATAGTGTCACGTATAAGTCCCCTCGTGGCATCCTCTTGCAGCAGGATTTTAACACTGAATTGCTGAAATGGGGCGACACCCGATACCTTATCCCTCTCAATACAGGCTTACCTACTTTGTACGACCCTGTTGTGAATAGAAATCCATTCCAAGGTCTTGACCCTAATAACCTTAATGGAAACGGGGAACCCCTTTATGACGCCCGTGTTCAGCCGGGTAAACCTGTATGGGAGAATCAGGCCGAGATTCCAATTGGTCGGACGGTAACGTTCGGACGTATAATGTCGTGACCCCTAGAATTTCTCAACTATGACTCCCTACTACAGGAAGTATCCCAGCACGGCGTTTGTCGATTTCCACTCCGACAAAGCTAAGAAGTATGAATACGGCCCCTGTATCAGTCACACCTTGGGATTTAGAGCTTGTGGAAAATGAAGGAACAAAACCTATGACCGCTACCGCTTCGATGATTGAAAATTTGGCTAAGACTGCACGCATCCTGTGTGAAGACGAAGAAGTAAACTCTGACTCTACACTTCAAGCGATTGTTGGCGACCCGTCAGACTCTCGTTCTTCCACGTTTGTCCAGTTCAAGCCGAATCCCGGCACTATGCAACTCCCCAACCCGCTATCTCCGATTGAAGGGGATGAGATTTTCTTTGCGTATATGATTCCCGGCTCCCGCTTTCAATCTCATGATGGTTCCGAGTGGATGATTCAGAACTATGTTAACCCAGATGAGATTGAGATTTACAATGTATGGTACCCATCGGTTCAACCCATTGTATCTCTCAATGACGTTCGCCGTTCCATTCATCAGTGGACTAGCCCGATAACACAGACGGTACCGCCTCCACCTCCGGGTGTCGATTACGGTGCTCTGCCTGTCAAGATTGTTGACGGGCCTGAGCGTTATGGTGCTGGCGACCAGATTACCGACTATCAGAAAAATGACGGTGGCGGTGGCTGGTAAATGGGTGCCTTGGGCAAAAAACTCCGCACAATAGAAGGCGGCATTCTCGCTTTTTGTTGCCCCGGTTGTGAGGAGTGCCATGGTGTAAGTGTAAGCGGGGATCACCCTGTATGGGGGTGGAATGGGAGCGTGGATGCTCCTACTTTCACCCCCAGTATTTTGGTGCGTTCGGGACATTATGCTCCGAATGGTGTTACCAATAGCTGCTGGTGTACCTATGACGCGGAGCACCCGGATCATCCCTCTGGTTTCAAATGCAAGGTGTGCCACAGTTTTGTAACAGATGGGAAGATTCAGTTCCTCTCCGATAGTACGCACAAGCTTTCTGGACAGACTGTAGAGATTCCTGACTGGGATACGTGGTAACTTAACTTTCCTCCTCTAGGGTAGAGGCGTCTGTGTTCATATACAAAGTCACCAATAAGCTAAATGGTAAGGTCTACATCGGGAAGACTGTGCGTCCAGTTGACGTGCGGTGGGCACAGCATCTTTGGTTTGCTAAGATGGGTGGCGGGTGTCCTTATCTGGGTGCAGCCATACGTAAGTATGGTTCAGAGGCGTTTGAAGTAGAGCAACTAATTCAAGCTATAAGTGAAGACGAACTAAATAAGATGGAGAAGGGGTTCATCCAACAGTTTCAGTCGTACCGCCGAGAGTTAGGTTACAACTTGACTTTGGGACAAAAGATACAAAATGCAAACTCTAAGACTTATGAATTTCTGTCCCCGACGGGGGGCACAGTTGTCATTACTAACTTGAAGGCATTTTGTCTGGAACAGGGGCTAAATGCTTCTCACATGAATTCAACCTATCATGGAAGTCGTAAACAGCACAAGGGGTGGACAAGATGCTCGATTTAACTGGGGCTAACCTCGTATCGTACCTCATGCGTGTTATTCGGGACTCTGTATCTCGAAATCCAAGGTTTAATCAATCCCTCGGTGAAGTTACATTCCAATCTAACAACATGATTCAGTATCGCGATGTGCAGATTACTGTTCGTGATGTTAGCACCTCCGGTAATAGACTCAGCCCCGATTATTTTGTTTGTAATCAGTATGGTAGAGCCCTTGTTGCCAAGGTTGAAAACAAAGAAGGTACCTTCATTGAGTGGATTAAGGAAACGGATGTCACGGGGCAAACCCCGGTCTCCGGAGTCTACTATTTCAACGTCAATGCGGTGAATGAAAAGACCAACGATGTTGATTTAACGATCCATAAGTTCCGCTGGGTTGAAGGCAAATATTACAATGCAGTCGGCTCTATCGCTTACCTGAAAAGTGGCATTGACGGTACCACTCTCACCGCCAAAGATTTGGCAACAGGGGACACCGTCGCCATCGAAGGGTTTGTAAATTATGTCATTCTTACCGTCCCGACTCAAACCCTTCAACTCTATTATGCCGACGATACCCCTCTTGTTCCTATGACAGATTTTTGGTACCAACGAGCCAGTTCAGAGGTGATTATTCAAAGCACATTGGGAGGTGCGGAAGTAGCCAACATTCCCGGCCAGTGGGTGTCTTTCACATTGTTCGATCAAGACAATTATCAGCTTCAAAAAAACAGGGATTGGCAGTATTTCGGAAAAGGGTTCATTCAGTTAGGTCAGTGGAGCCCAGCGGGGAGCACCATCACGGCGAACATTGTTCAGAAGGTTGACCCCTCAACTGTATCAGGTACCAACCCAGAGAATATCCTTCATCTTGGTGTCGGCCCTAACGAAAGTCTAGCCCCCGGACAAGTGTTCATCCATACAACTGAGGGTGACTGGTACGATGCAACGGTCAACGCCGATGGCACGGTAACGCTGCCCCAACTCCTCAAACCCGGTGAGTGGGTTCGTTGGGAGGTTCGTATCGACGCAGGTCAAACCACCTGTCGAGGAAAGAAGTTCGCCATCAATGGGTTCTGGCAAACATACACAGACCTGCAAGGAACTCTTCAATATTATCTCGACCCCAGCACTCAACAACGTGTTGATGCTTTTCCCGGACTAGCCGTTGCCATGGGAGACGCTGTTGTGGCCGGTGACCAAGCAGCCCTCATCGTGAGTCCAACTACAACTGAGACATATGAGGTTTATGGCTCCAAGGAGAACTTGGATTTCACACTAGACTTTCGTTCTAATGACCTTCAGACATCCTCTGATTTAAGTGAGTTGCTCAAGCAGCAGCTTTTGATTATGCGTCGGCAGAATATGGAAGCTGATGGCATTACTATTTTTGAGGCGCGGCGGTCGTATCGTGGTCAGCAACGTGACATGTCAGGAACTGCACCTATGTTTGTTTATAGCGTTTCCATTTCAGCTTCGGCTGATTGGAAGGTTTTTATACCCAAAGTGACCCGAGTGACCTCTTTCGAGATTAGCGATACAGCGGCTATTCCTGATTTCCAAGGGAAACTGGAGATGACGCCTCGGGTTTCGGCACTTGGCTCTACGCGATTTCAATTTATTAACCACTACTCGTGACCTGTGAAATTTTTCAAGAGAGACCAAGCAAAAAGTCTACACGCAAGTGGACTTTCACTTTCAGCTATAGCAGAGCAAATAAATATGTCGATGACATTTGTCCGTCGCCATATCAAGTTTAAGGAAGGCATGTATGCCAACTAAGAAAGTATATCGTTGTGAACCTTGCAACTTTGAATACGAGCACCTTTCATTTGGAACCAAGTGGGACAAAGCGGTTCCTCCTTGCTCCGTTTGTGGAAAGGCTATGACTTACGAAGAGCCGGAGATTAGCGAAGACTATGTGTACAACTGTTTGACTGAGACGTGCAAGATCACATTTAGTGTGGAGCACTTAACAGGACAGGCACCTAAAACGTACCCATGTCCTCTGTGTAGTGTACCTGCCCCAAAGAAGCTTGAAGGTTTTGCCATCGTTCATGGGAAAACTATGAACAAGGGCGCGAGTGTGGACGTGGCGATTGGTCGATCCGCAGAGGAAAGATGGGGTCGAATTCACGAACGTAAAGCGGTTCGTGATAAGTTTCGCAAGGAAACGGGGACACAAGCATTATCCATCACTGAAAGTAATGGACAGGTGTTTGGAAAACCTATAAAGGATGGACGTTTGGCAGAGGTTGAAGCAACATCAATGCCTAAAATTCCATTAAACAAGAATAACTAAGAAAAATTTGGACTTTGGTTTTCTCAGATTGAAGTCCATTTTAGACTGGAGCACCTCATGGCGTTGTTTGGTTCGTATGCACCCCCCGGAGTTTACACAAGCGTGATTATTTCAGGCGGCGGGCAGCCGCTGTTCGGTTCCGCTCGTATCCCCGTCATTATTGGTGAGGGTCAACAGTCCTTCACTCAAAACAATGTGGAACTGTTTCGTGGCTCCTCCGCAGTCGCTGATCCCCAAGCAGTCAATGAGAATCTGTCTGACCAAGTCACCGGCACAACAAACACCTTTACCACAACTTATTTCCCTGTGGTTAACAGCGGTGGTACCGGCACAGTAACCACTGACCCCACACAGATTCAGGTAACAGTAGACGGCGTCCCAGCCACAGTAATTTCTTTGAATGGTACGACTGGTTCGTTTGTTCTGCAAGACATTCCTGCTCTAGGAAGTAACCTTGTGGCAACCTACTACTTCCTGCGTGGCGATACCCTCATCTCCAATGAGAACTTGGCCCCTCAGATTCCGGTTTTCGCCAGTCTCACTGTCTCAGGAGCTTCATCCTCTTCAATCATCCTCGGTACAACGCTTCCCGGTGCCGTGGGTAACGAAGTCTCTCTCCAACTGGTCAGCACGGGTCCGGGTGTCACTGATTCTCTAGCAGTCTCAGGGTATGGCACCAACACCATCGTCATCAATATTCTGAAGACAGACTCTACCACAAGGACTGTTGTTGATCTTCACAACCTTGTTGAAGCGGGTATTCTTACCCTCTCCGCTGGGTACCTTACAGCCACGACTCCGGTTGGTACTGGAGCCTTGTCCACTTTGTCTACTACTCACCTAACTGGTGGGGCTGGCCCGAACTCCAACACTCAGTTCCAAGTCCATAATCTTCCAATTGTGGATGGTACAAACGGCGGTGTTGTGACTACAAGCCCAGCAAAGGTTACCGTAAAGGTCAATGGAGTCGCGGTCGCAGTTTCGGCTGTCGATGGTGCGGCTGGTTTGGTGACTCTTGTTAACCCGGTACCTTCTACTACTTCCACCTTTACCATCACGTACTTCACAAACACCTATCAGAACACCTACGATTTGCTACCGGCTAGTAATGTTGCCAGCATCGTTGAGGTTGGCCTCGGCCCAAATCGTGCTGACTTCATTCAGGATGTGGATTACGTGTTGGGTACTGATTCGAACGGCAATCCAATTCTCAACTGGGGCGCTTCGACCTCGACTACAGTAGGAACCTCAAACTCCGCTGACACTACACCATTCGGCCCTGCCGACATCGTCACCACCTTGGTGGATGAACATGTGTACTTGCAGTTCGCTGGTACAGGCAACGGTAATACGGCGGTCTTCACACTTCCTGATGTTCCAACAGATGGTAGTGGTTTAGACAACCCGACTGACAACCCGAATCTAATTCAGGTTTATGTTGGCACCAACCCCTACCTTGCATATCAGGCCGGTGCGGTAAAGGTTGCTCGTGTGAACGGCGCTTCGGCACAGGTCACTTTGTACAATATCCCTTCTGCTGGAAGCTATGTATATGCCAGCTACTATCGCAACACGTTGAATGACCACAGCTACACATTGAGCGTTGTCAATGCGGCTCAGTCTGGTCAGGGCACTTACACAATTGCCAACGAGCTTGGTTATATCCTCCCTGTGGTTGCCAACAGCACCAACACGGTAGCAGCTTCCAACTTCGCAACAACCGGCATTGTCTATCCACATGCGTTCTCGGATGCATGGGACGAGCCCAATGCTCCGAATGAAACCATCACTCTGACATTCAACAATGACGGTTCGACCACCACACCCGGTGTTCAGGCATCATTGATTACGCAGGGTATCACTTTCACCGCCACTACAACGGGGACAAGCGGCAACTCTGTAACCATCGCGTTTACTAGCGTTGGTTCTGCTGATTCGGCAGCTATCACAGGGGGTGGCACCAATGCCCTAACAGTGGACATCACAACATCAGGTTCTGCAACCCGTACAACTGCTCAAATTGTGGCTTTGTTTGGTACCTACCCACCAACTACAACGGGAGGTGGCATAATCACCGCGACGGGTGGTTCATCGAGCAATGCAGCAATCGCTTCTCTTCTGCACTTGGCTGGTGGTATAAACCCAACCTCCGTCCCCTACACGCACAGCTATGCTGTTACCTCTTCCTTGGGTTCCAGCGGATCACACGGTACTGGGTACCTTGACCAGACATACATCGACGCCACCACAGGCTTTAAGGTGACGATTGTCAACCCTGCTGATGCCTTGGGCTTTGGCTACACACAACTGCCTTCTCCTCAGTACGCTTTCGCACCGGCAGACACACTCACTTTCACGACCAGCCAGTCCACTGTACGATACACGGGCTCTACTTACGTTCCGTTCGGACCTGCTCAACCCAACAACTTGATTGCCATCCCCGGCTTGACCACCAGTGTCGTTACGACCTTCGGTGCGTCTACGGGTGACACAGCAATTGTCAACACCTATAACAAGTCGGGCAGCGGTCCTACAGTCGGTGAGTTCTACTACGTGACATTTACAGTAGCCAAGACCGCCGCTGATATGGCGCTCCAACTGTTCGACAATGAAGCGGATGCCTACACGGTTTACGGTCAGCCAAGTGTGGTCAACCGCCTCTCCTTGGGTGTCCAGTTCTTGGTTGGTAACGGGGCTAACGTATTCGGTTGCATTCAGGTGCCTCAGCAACCCGGATTGAACACTGCGTCAGATGCAGATTTCATCTCGGCTATCCAATCGCTGACAACGAATCTGCCGGGTTACACAAAGAAGGCAGATGTTATTGTTCCTCTGAGCACAAGCCCCACGGTTCACCAGTTCTTGAGCCGCCAGCTTATCACTCAGGCCACCGCCCGTTACAAGGGTGAGGGTATCGGCTTTGTTGGTTACAGCCAATACACAACTTCAACTCAGGCCATTACCAATGCACAGGGCTTGGCAAACGGTCGTATGATTGCTATCGGCAACCCGGTTGCTGGTGTTCAGATTACGAACAGCCAGACAGGCATTGCACAGGAATACGCAGTATCCGGCGAATTCATGGCAGCAGCGTTGGCTGGCCTGAATGTCAACCCAGCCAATGACGTAGCAACATCGCTTACGTTGCAGGATTTGGTTGGCTTCTCTCGTCTCCTCATCCGCTACGACGATGCAACCATGAACCTGATGGCTTCGCAGGGACTCGTTATGCTCACTGACAACTCCGGTGCGTTGAGCATTCGTCACTACAAATCTACCGACCCGTCGAACCCGATTACCTCGGAACCGACATGCACTACTATCACCGATTATGTCCGTCAGCAGTTCCGTGGCGACCTAAAGCAGTTCATCGGTCGTAAGTTGGTAAGCAGCCTTGTGAACGACATCACGGCAGTCTGCAACGCCCGTCTCCGTTCACTGGTTTCGAATGAAATCATCAACGGGTATAAGAACCTGTCAGTTGTTCCTGACCCGAATGACCCGACAACAGTTGATGTCACTGTGACCTTCATGCCTATGTTCAGCTTGCTCTACATCAGTGTGACGTTTACCGTAACGACAACCTTGTAATCAACCGAGGGGTGGGTAAACCACCCCTCAACATACTTTGGAGTTTTAGATGAAAGTTCACACCGTGGTTACTCAGGCGAATGGCATTATCAGCCTTGTCATTCAACCGTCGTTCGTTGGTGACATGACTGACGCTAATGATAAGGCCCTCATTGCTGCCTTTGGCGACCCTCAAGTGAACATTGCTGGCAGCTTCACAGACCCAAGTAATACCGCTTTCACTTTTCAGTTCCCCACTTCTGAACTCTATGTAGGGGTTACAACTCAGCTTTCATCACAGGTAGCTCAGTTCATGCTTGCACTCCCCTCCGGTCCGCCAAATCAATCGGCTCCGGTACAAGGCCCAATGTCGTGCATTACTCCTAATCCGAGTGAGGCTGCGACAGCATGGCAAGCAGTGGTGGTTACTCGTATTCAAGCGGCGATGGCTGCATTGCGTAGTCAAGTGTTGGTTCCCTCAATCGGGGATGTAACTGTTTAAGTTCGGAGAAGAATATATGGCATCAAGACTAATCGCCCGTCGTCGTCAGGAACCAAAAAAAGCGACTACACTCGTCTCCAAGCAAACGCTTGAACAGGCAGTACAAGAGGCAAATGAGCTTGTTCAACAGTTCGTACGCACCAACGTTCACGATGTACGTCTTGACCAGCTTGAAGAAGCAATTAGTTTTCTTACCAGCATCCTTAAAAAGTCCCCAGCAGAGATGCAGCAAGAAGGGGCAGCAACACTGGACGACTATTTGGATGATGCAGTGATGCCAGACATGGCAGAAAAAATTAAACAGGATGTGGACATGATTGCCAAATTTAAAAATGCAGGAGTAGAAGGTCAGGGTCAGGAAGCTGCGGCACCTGTCATGGCCTCCGGTGTTGACTTTGTTAGTGATCGAGATGAAGACGGTAAGCCTCAAGCTCCCGAATTGGCCGAGGTTCCTCGTCTCGCCGGGTTGAAGAATGCCGATTTATTTTACGGCAAGAAGGCCGAAAAAGTTACTCCTATCAATGCCCCTAGACCAGCTAAGACGCCGACAGTTAACCCAGATGCCGACATTAAACAACTATCCAGCGACGTTCTCGCCAAGATGTTGAAGGCTCTGTCTACAGCGGAAGACCTTATGAATGACAAGGCGGCGAACAAATTCATTGGTGCTATTGCCGCAGAACTTGCCCTTCGTCCTGTTGAGGTTGAACAGGAGGCACCCGCTACTGCTCCAGCCGCATCCCCTGCCGCTGCACCTCTACCTCTTGCCGCCTCGATTATGGGTGGGTTGGTCATCGCTGCTGATGAAGATGGTAACACCAAGGTCGCCACCTCTCAAGGTGGTGCATGGTTTGTGACCGATAAGGACACATTCACCATCAAGGAAGATGGTGGTCGCACTCCTGAGATTGGCGAAGCTCACAGCAAGCTGGAAGACAACACCGGCATCAAGCGTCCAGCGACTGAGCTTCCCTCAAAGTTCGCTTTTATTAAAGAGGCGGGGTTTTTGAGTGAGGTCTTCGCGGCCATCAAGACTATTCTCGCTGGGACTGAGCCGACCTCCGAACAATGGAATAGGTTGGAACAACTGGTTGATCTTATTCAGGGACGTGGAAATAAGACTGCTGCTAAAATTGCCGCTGGTGACATGACCGCCGCCAAAGCTCTTAAGTTGGTTGAGAGGTTGGAAAATGAACTCAAGCGCCTCTACTTTGAAGCAAAGCCAGTCACAGAGGCTCTCGGCTCTCGTCCTGTTCGTGAGGGAGTTGAAGCGATTTATCGGGCATACAACCTGCTTGGTGAGGCTTCAAAGGCGTTGAATAAGCAGCGTATGCAGGAAGAAGCAGAAGAACAAGCTCTTGAAGTTAAGGACAAGAACAAAAAGAAGAGTTCCTCGGTTCTCTTTGGATTGGCTCTCGCGGCTGAGGATGAAGAAGACGACGACGAAGAAGTTAAGTAAGTGTATGGCTTGGTTTGATCGTGGGGTTTATCTAATTCGGAATACGGATATGTATTTACCAACTTCCAGACTATGCGTTACTTCATTTGAACAGCCGATTACGGCTAAGGAGAATTAGACATGGCCCAAGGGGGATACATCTACCAGCAGGGTACGAGCGCACAGACTGAATCTGTCATCTCGTCTCGCTTCAAGATTTTTACTGACGTTGTTGACGTGGGTAAGTTCGTGAAGCTTGGCGTCACCTCGTCCTTTGAACTTTCAGAGACGAAGAACGTTGAAACGATTCGCGGTCTTGGTTATGGTGACCAAGTGGCAGAACTCGTTCCCGGCGTGACAGAGCCGATGCAGCTAACCATTGCCCGTACTTGTTTGTACCTTGCAAACCTCATGCAGGTTCTTGGTTACAAGGCTGGCGTCAGCGGTGCGGTTCGTTCTATCCGTCACCACAAATGGCCGTTCGACATCAAGACTGAAATTGTCTTCTCCGAACTTGCCAACACCGACTCGAATCTTGGTCAGGCCACATTGGCCGACATCCCGAACGAAGGCGGTCTCAACAACACAGGCAACCCCGGCCTTTACGCTGTGGCAACTGTGTATGAAGGATGCTGGATGAGTAGCTATAACACTGGTTATGCTATTGAAACAGCGGCTGTGACTGAAAATTGCACTGTTATGGTCACGGACCTTTTTGACATCTCTGGTAGCGTGTACGGTGAGTTCCTCGACAGCGGCCTGAGTCCAAATGATACAACTGGTGCTTCGCTCCTCTATAGCATCAGCTAAGGTTTCGAGCCCTCGGTGAATAGCTGGGGGCTCAACCTATACTGAGGTTGTGAATGCCCAATCTGAAAAACCCCCTCCTAAAATTTAGCTCAATCCTTGCCTCGGTGGTTAAAGAAGCCGCAGGGTACAACGGTTGTTCAAGAGACCAGAATCAGATGAAGAAGCTAAGAGAGACGGTATACGAGTGTCTAGTCTAAAAAACCCGCTATTTAAAACTCCTCGCCTCTCTTCCCTCAAGGTGGCTCTCGATGCCATGCTCGAAACTATCGATCAAGAGAAGCATCCCGAACAAGAATACACAACACAAAATGGCAAGATGATGGGCAAGGGCACCGAGGTCGAGCAAGGCGCGTTGAACGCATCCGTTCCCGGTAGCTTGCTGGCCTCCGCCACGCAGATGTGGTATCACGGTACGTCAAAGTTGGAGAGTATTCTTAAATCTGGACGACTTGAGCCCCGAGTTGTGGATGAGGAATATCCCGCTGGTATTTGGTTTGCTTCTCATGTAGAGGATGCCGCCCTTTTTGGTGACCAGATTTTGTGCATTACAAATAGGGATTTGCGGAGATTTAAATACAAGGCGATTCCAACTGCTTATGCCATGCTCGTCCTTGAGCCAATTCCTGTGCAGTATTTGAAGACCATCAAAGCGCCTAAGACAGCTTTGAAAACCTCGAAAATGCATTGTGTCGCTTGCGAGAGCGGGGACTGCATCGGTCACGGTGGAACTATCAATGATCTAACCAATACAGTTGTGCCCGGTGCTCTTGAAGCACCTACGGTCGAGGACGCCACCTTCTTTAAAGAGAGTGATGGAGATTTCGAGGTATACCGTACAGCCTCAGGTAGGATCGTTGTTGCTGATGCCGCACAGGACGAGGCCGTTAAAAATGAGCAGGAAGAGCTAACTCATGAGGAAGTCTCTCGTTTTAAACAAGCTGACACGAAGTCCTATGGGGCTGGTACACCGCTTGGTGGCACCCCCACGGCTCCAAAGCCTACAGATGTTAATCCAAGCCCGACCGCACCGATGCCAAACCCAGTCCCGCCTGTACAGACGCAGAACAAAGGACCGCAACAGCTTCATGATGAGGCACAAGGTGCGCCTCAGGAAGCTGGCAACCTGACTCAGCAACAATTGAGTCAGGTACTCCAAGCTCTGAAGTCTTCGGGTGTGAAGATACAGAATGATGTTGTAGACGCGGTGGAAGAGTTTGCTCCTTCTGTTGGAACCGTTGTGAAGGCTGCGGTGCCTATCAAGGAGTCCCCCACTTCGTTACCACCTCGCGATGATATGCGTCGCCATATTGATGAGACTGCACAGGCTGAGGTTATGGAAGGTGTTGGCAATAATCCTTCACCGGCTCCTACGACACCGCAGCAGCCAGTACAACCTCAAAGTCAGCCAGTACAACCAGTCGCTCCCACGGCTCAACAGGAGTTGTTGAAGCAAACATTGTCTTCGGATAAGAAAGCTTGGGTTGAAGATGATGAGGATGATGAGGATGATGAGGATGATGAGGATGATGAGGATGATGAGGATGATGAGGATGATGAGGATGATGAGGATGATGAAGATGATGAAGACGATGGAGCCTTGGGTACTCTGTATGGCAAGCCGTTGGGAAATTCAGAAGTAGCCAACACTCCTCAGGAACGTTTGGAGTACCTGAGGAGTCAACTGAGAGCCGAATGTATCAGTCAAGGTGAACAGACGGAGCTAGAGAGTCTGGTTCAATATATTGAACCAGATGATGTTGAACTACTGGAAGCTGCTGGCGTTCCTGAAGAGGAAGCGATGGCTATGCAGGAACGGATGCGTACACCAGCGGCGTCAAAGCCTAAGAAGCGATTCCGCACTACAGATAAGGACAAAAAGTGGTTGCAAGAACTTGGCATTAAGGCGAGTAAAGTAGCCGTGCAGACTGAAGAAGGCGTCAATCTGGTCTGTCCAGCTTGTCATTCGCCTGAGGCAAAAAAGGTGGAAGATTCAACCGCTGAGGACGGCAGCTTGATGGAATGCATCGCGTGCGGATGTTTTTTCGCACTATAGGACTGTATTTATAGAAGCTTATGCCATTCACTAAAGTAGCCAATGCGGAACTCAAAGAGCCCACTCTGAGCATGTCAGATTGGGGTAAAATGTATGGTATCCATACGTTCGGACGCAAGACCGCCGCATTCAATAAAATCTCAGCCGACTCAAGCCGCTACTTGCTTAGTCATTGCACAATTATGGCCTCGGTGATGACAGAGGCCGACCCGTTTGACTATCTTATCAAACCGGAGTGTTCACATCTCGTCAATAACAATGATGATGCGTGGGAGAACAGTACACTCAAACTCTCTCACCGCTCCTTCGTTGGTGCTTTCAACTTTGTCGAGCACTTCCAGAATTCCAAGTACGCGAAGGGGCACATCCTTGATGCTGTCCTCCGCAAGATTCAAATCGCCGGTCCGGAGTGCTGGGTTTACTTTTGCGACATCCTTGTTGCCACCGACCTCGCTCACGATAAGCTAGTTCACGATATTCGTGGCGGTAATGTTCGTTATCTTTCCATGGGTTGTGTGACCGATTTGGTTATCTGTTCTTTCTGCGGAGCCCGTGTCACCGACCAGAGCACGTATTGTCACCACTTGAATTTCAACAAGGGAACATTCCTTGTGGATGACGACGGTATCTCACGTCGTGTCGCCGAATTGTGCGGCCACAAGTCATTACCTAACGGTGGTGTGAAATTCGTGGAAGCGTCTTGGGTAGCAACCCCGGCTTTCCCCGGTGCAGCCAAGCGGTCTATCGTGGCTGACGAATGGGTAGGTCCGAAGACACCTTATACGCGCAAAGCAGCTAGTTTTGGTGCCTTTGCAAAAGCGGCTTCCGCAGTTGATGTCGGTGAAGCACTAATGAGTTCAGATTTGGAAGGTGGCTTACTAAGATAATGACTTTCGGGTCGCATGGGGTACGAGAAATTTGTAGCGTGGATAAGTCGAGTTGTTAAATACCACACTACGAGAACCTTTATAGGGAATGGAGATTTACGCTAATGGCTAATATTTACCAAACCAGTTATTGTAATCAAGGTCATGACCTAACCACTGGAAAACCAGTAGGTCACGAGTGTTACATTCTACCTCCTGCTGCCCTTGAGGCTGAACGAACCGGAGATGTGGATAGGGCTCATCAAATTATTGAGAGAAGTAAATCTACACTGCCTTTCTGGGGTCGGATAGCTAGTAAAGAAGGAAAACAGACTATGGCTAACATAACAAAAGAAGCAGCAGACAAGGCAATTCTTCAGGTCATTGCTAACTTAAAGCAGAAGTTCGCTGAGTTGGATGCATTGGATGAAGAGTTCGCCGACCTCGACGCCTCCGCTCCCATGGACATGATGGACACGGGTGTGGGTGAACAGTTTAACCTCCTCTCCGATAAGCGTGAGGAACTCGAACAAGAGATTCGCTCGATGCGTGAACGAGTGCAGCTTATCTCCGAGTGGGAAAAGTTTAAGGGCAGTGGTTGGAGTGATGATATCCAATCCGAGCTAAACTCTCTCGACCAACAGTTTTCGAACATTGCGGACGGAGCATCATCTGATCCATTGGGAGCACCCTCGCTTCCTTCGGCCCCTCTCTCACCTGAGATACCGGACGCTCCCCTTCTTCCTCCAACTCCTGATATTCCGGCAGATGCGTCTATCGAGCCATCACTTGATGAACCAGCCATAGAGCCAACGCCCGAAGCGGCACCTGACGCTCCCCCGGCTGAACCAGAACCTCTTGCTCCACCGATGGCAAGCACTAAAAACTCAAAAATCAACGAAAAAACTAACTATGGACTCCAAGATAAGAAGGGGTCTAAAAATCCCTCTGACTTGAAGAAAGGCGATACTCACATGGCAAATCAACCTACCAAGCCCACATCCTCATTGAAGGAGAAGCTTGCCGAGGCTAAGAACAAGCGGGAGGCGATTACTAAGGAGGCCAAGACCCGTGTGGCATCCGCGTGGACTATCGCCAAGACAATGCTCCCCACGGCTCCGGACGCGGTGAAGAAGGCTTTCGCAGCTTCTCTCCTAACCAACTCTACGCAAGTGCTCACGGCGGCACTTCGTCAGACTGCTATCAATGCCCACAACACCAAGCTTGCTGAGACTTTCAAGGAAGTTCACAAGGTTGAGTTGAACGATCTGTTGGAAGACCCGTCTGTTCTCAACGCTGAGAAGAAGTCAGTCGAGAGCGAATTGAAGGGTGATGCCAAGTCCGCTGGCAAGGTAGCCGATGACCGCAAGGAATCCGGCCCTCAGCCTGACAAGTACGATGATGGCCGTCACAACTCTGAGCCAAAGCAAATCGACGCTTCCAAGGCTGGTGATCGTCCAGATGCTGGCGAGAAGCCCGGTCAGACTCAGAACCTGTCTGATGGCAAGAACGCTGGTGCCAAGAAGGCTTGCGTTGGCAAGGATTGCACTGGCTGCACCAACAAGGACTGCAAGGGTAAGAAGGCTGGCGTGAAGAAGGCCGAATTCCCACCGGCTGAAGGCGGAGCCCCGGCTCCTGAAGCTCCTGCTGAGGCACCCGTTGACGATGCTCCAGTAGAAGATGAGGCTCCAGTTGAGGAATCCCCCATGGGTGAACTACCCCCTGTTGAGGACAACCCCGAAGCTGAGGCCACCGAGATTCTGACGGATGAAAAGAAGCAGGTTCTCGAAGAGAAGATTGACGAAGCACAACAGGCTATCCACGCTATCGAGGAAGAACTCAACGTTGAACGTGACGAAGAGCTTGACCTTGCTAAGCTTGACGGTTCCGAGAGCGGCTTTGAGGGTCTGGAAGACCTTGAAGGTGAAGAGGAAGGTCTTGAAGGTGGACTTGAGGGCGATGGCGACGAGCATGAGCATGAGC